CTACAAAACTTTTAGGAATGTTATTTTTTACGTTGTTTATAGTTACGTTTGCTCCTGCTTGTGTCATTTCTCCGAATATTTTATCGCTATTACCATTGATATATTCTATGTCTTTTATTATCTCTGTTGGTAGTTCCATATTAAATCTAGCCATTAATGAGTTACCTCTTTCGCTTGTAATTCTAATTCTACATTAGCAAAATCAATATTATTTAGATATTCTATTTTATAGTCCTTATCTCTGAACTTAATTAAAACATCTCTATTTGAATTTTGGCTATTGTAATAAGCGTTATATACTGCCTGAGAATATCTTATTGTAAAATTTACATATGCTTTATCAAAATCGCTATTGTTAGTAATAAGAGTATAGCCTCGTAAGGTTTTTACATCTGCATACGTTGTAAGTATTTCACTTTCTACGTTTGATGGAAACCCTGCGTTGTCTATACTCTCTATTATTTCATATATAACTATTTTACGATTATACTTACCTGCGTTTAATGTTTTACTCATAATAAATTAATACTGTGCATACCTAGTATTGTTTCAACTGGATAAGATAATGACGATTTATCTACATATAACGTCCTATTATCCCACATATCTTGGCAAAGTATTAATACTACTATTACAAAGTCTTGAAACTGGTCTAGGTTTGTTTGTCCTGTATAATTTGATATAAAAGTTTTAGCAATTTCTAATAAATTAGATAGTGTGTTTTCATCATCTTGTGATACTTCTACTAATCGGATATATTCTGCTATATCATTTGTAGTTATATCACTTACTTTTGAAATACTATTCATTTTTTACCTCCTTTTCTTTGGAGTTCCCTAAGCAACAAATAATATTCTATTTAATTAAGCACTTGGAATTGTTTCAGACATTTTAATTGCTGAAATTTTTTGTGGATCTTCGATTTTACTATCAAATTCTAACCAACCAACTACTCCGTATGCGTGTTGAGTAGCATATTTTTCTCTCAATACTTCGATGTTAATATCTTCACTAAATTTAGTAGCAAGACCTGTCATATCACCATAATAAATAACTGTTTTACCTGCTGACATTGTAGACATATTATCAGATACATATACTGGTTTTCCTAATAACATATTTTTAAATGGTGATGCGATGTCATATACTTCTGTCATTAAGTAAGAGCCAGTATCTGATTTTAACTTTCTTATTTGAGTTCTTGTTTCCTCGTTCATAATCCAAATAGCATTTCCCTGGAATACATCTTTTACTTTACCTTGAACTTCAATTAATTCATCAGCAGTAACTTCTGTTGAACTATCAGCAGTTACAACATTTGATACAGTTGATAAACCTGTAACATCTCCACTACCATTTAATAGTGCGTTTTCAATAAATCTTGAAATATCATAAGCCATTCTATCAACAACAAATGCAACTATATCAAATTGTGCGTTGTTAATTAATGATCTAGAAATTAAACTTAATGCTCCTGCCAAATATCCAGTTAAAGTAATATTAGTAAATTTACCAACTTTGCTTTCTAAATCTTGGAACTCGGTAGCCCATGCAACTGTAATTGCTTGTGTACTTTCATCATAGTATGGTAACTCTAATTTTCCTTTTACATTGTATTTTGTACTTCTTGCTAAAATTGGTGACATATCATAAACTTTCTTTATGATTTTATTTGCAATTGTAGTTGGGATTAATACTCCACCACTATTACTTGCAGGTGTTAAATTAGTTGCTCTTTCATTAGTAACTGTTCCTCTTATATAATTTTCAAACGCTTTTTCTTCGTTTAATGCTCTTTCTTTTTCTTCATTTCTTGTTTCGTCTTTAGGTAATGCTTCTAATTCGATTTCGTGTCCTTCCATTTTGTCAAACTCTCCTTTCAATTCTAATGTTTTCATAATGCGTCTTACATTATCTCTAATTTCTGCTAATTCCTCAGCTTCTGCTTCTGTTAGTTCTCTTTTTTCTGCTTTTGCATTATTTAGAACTTCATCTGCTCTTGTGATTAAATCATTTTTCTTTTCATTTAATTCTTTTTCCATTATTTTTCCTCCTTCATTTCTTTAATCATTTCTTCATATTTAGAATAATCTATATCTTCAACTTTTTGTTGCTTAGGTTCTTCTTTTTCCTCAACATTTTCTTTCATTTCATTATCTAGTTTTTTATCGTTTTGCACTATATTTTCATTATTTTGTGCATTTTCTTCTTTTTGAGGTTCTTTTTTGTCAATTATTGACACTTCATCAATAAAATCTTCCCCTCTCAATAACATTTCACCATTTTCATCGTCTCTAGCCATTATTAGTGTACCATCATAGGCTGGTGTTTTAGTTCTATCTAATATAGATACTTCTGCTAAATCTAAATCTTTTACTGCTCTGTGTGGTATTCCTTTTTCGATAGTGTTTTCTACTTCTCTATCTTGAAAGCCGAAAGACCAACCAACTAAATCGCCATTTCTTGCTTTTTGAACAACATCTTTATCAGTTATACAAGCCCTTACTCTTAGTCCTATATTATCTTCTTCAAGTTCTAAGTTTCCTTTTTTAGTTGAACCTAAATCTCTATTCCAGTCATGGTTAAGTAGAATATGAACATCATCATTTCTTTTTAATGCCTTTTTAAATGCACCCTTACATATTCTTTCAATAAATTGTCCAACTCTACTCATTAAAGGCTTAGAATTTCTTTCAATAGCATTTACATATCCTGTTATTTCAACACTATCTTCTTTTACTCTTACTTGCATATATTCACCTCCCTATTTTATAAAACATTATTAATATTATTATTATTGACTATTAATTTCCCCTGTTGATGGAATATAACTTATTTCACTAATCTCATAATCATTAGGATAGTGAACACTCAATATAATAAGATTGTCTCCCTCTGGTGAAAAACATTTTACAACACGTAATAATGTTGTAATATAAACTGTTTGTTGAGTTTCAGGATTAATAAAATCAAATCCAGTTTTAAAAACAGTATTGATTAACTCATCAATTGTTAAATTGCTTGGTATAGTTCCACTATACTTGCCAGTTTGCATATCATAATTTATTTCATATACATTACTAGAACTTCCACTACCACTTGTATAATTTTGTTCAATATAATCTAATACTTTTCCTATTGTTTTCTTCTTTGGATTTTCTCCTGTCATTTTTTCTGCTAATTCATTTAATTCTTTTACTATGCTCATTTTTTCTCACCTCCTTTACACATCACTACTATTTCCACTTTGTTCAAATTGCGTATCTAATTCTTTATCTAATAGCACTTTTTGAATTTGTTCGTCTGTTTCTTCTGTGCTTTCAGGATTTTCTGTGATATTTGCTGTTGTTCCTGTATTTGGTGTATAGAATTGATGTGTGTTAGTGTCATAAAGTACAGCTCCTAAACCAACATTAATAACATCAAGTCCTTCTACATAGTTCATATTTTCTTCTTTTCTAATTTCATTTAAAGTTATCCAACCTGTTTCTTTAGCAATTTTATATGCCTCGTATCTTTCTTTAACATTAGCTTTTAGAATTTCCTTAACGTCAAACTCAAAAAACATTTTATTTTTTTCTTTTTCTAATAATAAATCTTTATTTAAAGCCGTTGTAAATGCTCTTATTATTGGATAAATTGCTTCTTTAAATGTTCTGTAAAAGTCATCAGGGTATATATGAAAGATATTATTAATCTCATTTTGTAATGTTTTTTTACTTTCATTTAATTGCATTTCTACTGAACTATTACTTGCTTCTTGGAACTCTAAACCATTATTTAAAACTACAACATTTTCTGTGTTATTTGCATATAGATTATTCCATGCTTGCTTTAATACGTTTATTTCTTCTTGTCCTAGTTTTCTTTGTGATTTTAAAAAGCCTTTTTTATTACCACCACTTTTAACTATGTTTAATTGATATAGTAACGTATTAAATGCAGTTTCTAGTGCTGTTCCTACTTCTTGCGTTAATCCAATTCCTGTTGCTCCATCTTTTGTATTACGCAATAATTTCAAAAACTCATATTTTTGGTATGTTTTTCCTTCAACAATTATATAAAAGTCTTTAAATATTGGTTTAAAGTTTGGAATAGCAGATACATATATTTCTTTTGTATAAAAAAGTCCTGTTACCTCGTTTCTATTTCTCCTGATATATGAGTATCCACCTTTTCCTAGTAGATAGTCTTCTACCATTGCTTTTTTCATTTGAAAAGCGTCTAGTGTGTCTCCTGTATCTCCATTTAGAAATTTAACTCTTGGATCGTCATCTCTGCTTTCAACCCTTTTATCAATATATTTATAAAGTTTTATAGGCATTGACGCTATCATTCCACTTATTAAATCTACTGCTCCTGAAACAGCAGGTAACGTCAACGCTTGTTCTCTTGTAATTGGCTGGCTATTTAGTAACGCTTGTAATAAAACATCACTTGCTACTGTTGTTTCTTGTTGCTGTACTGGTGTTATTGTTTCTTCCCTAGTTTCTTCTTTCCTAAATCTATCAAATAGTCCCACTTTCTCACCTCCTTTATAACCTCATAAAATTTATTTCTTTTTACTGGTCTTTTTTACTGGTGTTTTTTTTGACTCAGGAATTACTTCGATTATTTTTACTAGTCCTCTTTCGTTTGCTAAGTAATCTGCTCTTTCCTTAGTTACAAAGAACGGTTCATCTTCTGTTGTAACTAATTTGTTTAGCTGTAAATCGTTGTAATTTACTATGCATTGTACTTTTACCATTCCT